CCATATCAGGCGTTTCTGGACGCGGTAGAGGCCGAGGTCCCGCACCTCGACGCGGCGGGTTACGAACACGGAATGACCTTTGAGGTCGGGTCGGCCTACATCTCGCACTCGCGGGCTAGGTTGCTACGCAAGGCGATGACTTGGGACGCCGATGTGGTCATGTTCCTTGACCACGACATGTCGTGGAAGCCCGGCGAACTGACCCGCCTGCTAGGTTACAAGGACGACGTGATCTGCGGCACCTATCGGTTCAAGCAGGAACCGGAAGAGTACATGGGAACCTGGCGCACGGATGACGCCGGTGTTCCCAAGACCCGAGAAGACGGCTGCATCCACGCAAATTGGGTTCCGGCGGGGTTCCTCAAGATCACCTCGTTTGTGGTTCATAAGCTCATGGGGCTGCATCCCGAACTGGTGTTTGGCCCGCGCTATAACCCGAGTTTCGACCTGTTCAATCACGGCGCCCACGAGGGCGTCTGGTACGGCGAGGATTACGCCTTTTCGCGGCGCTGGAACGCAGCCGGGGGCGACATCTGGATCGTGCCTGACCTTGAGATCACCCATCACGGCCCGGACGGCACGGCCTACCCCGGCAATTTTCACGAATGGCTTCTTCGCAGGCCAGGCGGAAGCAAACACGAGGACACCTCGGCATGACCTACCTGTTCTCACCTCGCGCGGGCGGCAAGACGCGCACCGCCGCGACCAACTCGGCATCAACCGCCGCGCAATTCCCGACGCGCCCGAACGGCTCGTTTCAAATCCGCGTGTGCAACGACGGCACGACCTGGGGCTACATCGCCTGGAGTTCGTCTAGCTCCGTTGCGGCCACGACCTCGGACGAGCCCTTGCCCCCTGGCCAGTGTGTCGGCTTCACGGTGATGAACGAGGGCAATAACTCGCCGCTCTATTACTCGGTGATCATGGCGTCCAGCACGGCCAACATCACCGTGTCGGTCGGTAGTGGCATCTAGTGGCCATCACCACTTACGCCGAGCTTCAAACGGCGCTGGCGAATTGGCTTGATCGTAGCGATTTGACCGCGCGCATCCCTGAGTTCATCTCGCTCGCCGAAGCGCAGATGAACCGGATGCTGCGCGACCGCAATCAGCAGTCGGTCTCTAACGCCTCGGTCTCGACGGAGTACTTTAGCCTCCCGTCTGACTTTGCCGAGGCGATTGACCTGACTGTCGTGTTGAACGGGGTGTCGCAATCCTTATCGCTGACCGACACCGCAACGATTGCAGCGCAGAAGGTTCCCACCTCGTTCACCTCATGGCCGCGCTATTACGCGATTGTCGGCACGCAGGCGCAACTCTACCCGGCGCCCGACACGACCTACAACGCCACCCTGACCTACATCACCCGCGTGCCGGCGCTCTCCGATAGCAACACGTCCAATTGGGTGCTTGTCGGGGCTCCTGACGCCTACCTCTACGGCTCGCAGGCCCAGGCGGCGGTGTATCTCCGCGACCCCGAGATGCTGGCGGCGGCGGGCGGCATGTTCCGCGAGGCGATGGCCGAACTGATGCGCGACCGCGCGCAGGTGTTCGGGGCGCTTCGGACGGACGTCTACACCCGCCTCGGCGGGATGCGTTACAACATCAACGCGGATTGGTAGCGCATGGCCACCTACACCAAGTTCGATCAGTTTGTGGCCGACTGTGCAAACGGCGTCCATAACCTTGGGTCGGACACGCTCAAGATCATGCTCACCAACGCCGCCCCGCTGGTGACGAACACCGTCAAGGCGAACCTCACCGAGATTGCCGGCGGAAACGGCTACACGGCGGGCGGCGCCACGGTGACCGTCACGTCATCCTCGCAGTCGAGCGGCGTCTATTCGCTGGTCGGCAATGATGTGGTCATCACGGCGTCCGGTGGGTCGGTCGGCCCGCTTAGGTACGCGGTGCTTTACAACGACACCCCGACCAGCCCTGCCGATCCGCTGATTGCGTTCTGGGACTACGGCTCAAGCGTGACCCTGGCCTCTGGCGAGACGCTGACCGTGGACTTCGGTTCCAACATCCTCACGGTGACCTGATGCCGACCGGGACGGCCACGCTCGACTTCGGAGCGTTCCCCGGAAGCAACGAGGCGTCGGTTGCGTTTTCGGACGCTACGGTTGGCGCGGGTTCCAAGATCGAAGCCTTCATCATGGGCGATGACACGACCACGGATCACACGGCGGCGGATCACCGTTACGCCGGGCAGTTTTTCTCACTGACTGCGGCGCCCGACGCGGGTGTCGGCGGGACGATCTACGCGCGCTCGATTCACAAGATGCAGGGGACGTGGGCGGTTCGCTACGTCTGGGCAGACTAGGGACACATCATGGCTCTTGACACCAACCTCGCAGGGGGCGTCTCCGGCGCAAAGCAGGAAGTCGATGCGAACAAGAACGCGTTCGTCATCACCCCCGGCTATACCGCTGGCGGCGTTTCGTTTGGCGGCGGTCCTGACGCGGGCCACACGATGCAGTCGGAGAACGACTCCGGCGTCATCACCGGCGTCCGCCACGTCCATGCGCCCGAGACCGACGACGACTATCGCCTGCGCGTCGGCCTCGACCTCCTGCTGGATCAGGAAGCGTTCACCGACACGGCGCAGAACACCGGCAAGTTCTCGCACGCCTTCACCACGCTCACGGCCACGTCAAGCGCGTCGGGCCTGCTGACCAACAGCGGCAACATCACCACCACGACGACCGGCATGACGTTCGGCTCGTTCGCGCAATTCCCGATTGGCGGGACCAACACACTGGTGGTCGAGACGGCGCTTTCGTTCTCCGCGCAGCCGAACTCAAACACGGTGATCGACTTCGGCGTGTTCCAGCGTGGCGCTTCGACGGCCTTTGCGCCGCTCGATGGCGTCTACTTCCGCATGAACTCGACGGGCCTGCTGGGGGTCATCAACAACGCTGGTGTCGAGACCACGACAAGCGTGTTCCCGCTGTCGCTCGGGACCGGCACGTTCGCCTACACCAACAACCGCGTTTATCGGTTCCTCATCCAGATCACGAACGTGGTCACGACCTTCTGGATCGACAACCTCAAGGTCGGTGAAATCCCGACCCCTTCCGGCGCGGACAGCCCTTGCCAATCGCGTTCGCTCCCGTGGTCCATTCGTCACGCCATCGTCGGCGGTGCGGCGGGCGCGGCGACGCAGGCGCTGGTCAAAGACTACCGCGTGACCGTGCGCGGGCCACAGTACGCCAACGTGCTCAGCACGTCGGGCAACCGCATGTTCGGCTCGTATCAGGGCCTCTCCGGCGGCACGATGGGGTCGCTCGCCACCTACGCCAACAGCACGAACCCGACCGCCGCCGCGCCCGGCAACACGGCGCTAACGGCGAACCTTCCGGCGGGCCTTGGGGGTCAGGGTAGCGTCACCGCTGCGGCTGCGGCTGCGACGGACGGCATCTGGGGCAGCTATCAGGTTCCGGCAGGCTCCACGACCGTTCAGGGCCGCAGGCTGGTGGTTCGCGGTATCCGTCTGCAATGCATCAACAACGGCGCGGCGGTGGCGACCACGGCGACGGTTCTGCAATTCTCGCTCGCGTTCGGACACACAGCGGTTTCGCTGGCGACGGCGGAAAGCGGCTCATTCGCCACCGGCACCGCCAAGGCTCCGCGCCGCGTGGGCATGGGCTTCCAATCCTGGGCAGTCGGTGCGGCGATTGGTGCGCCCGCCGCCGAGGGGCCGATCTACCTCGACCTTGGGGACGCGCCGATCTACGTCAACCCCGGCGAGTTCATCGCCCTGGTCGCCAAGTTCCTGGTCGGCACGGCGACAGCCTCGCAGACCATCAGCTTCATCTGGCAACCCGTCTACGGTTGGGAGTAACCGTTGAGCCTTCTCCTCGCACTTAGCGGGGGTCTTACCCTAAGCGCGGCATCGGGGGCCTATACGGTCGCCGGGACGGACGCCGGACTAAGGGTTTCGCGGCTTCTGGAGGCCGGTGGCGGCGCGTACGTCCTGACCGGGGACAATGCGGCGCTGAGACTGACGCGCCGTCTGGAGGCATCTGGCGGGGCCTACACACTCGTCGGGGATAACGCGGGGCTCTATCGCGGCTACAGACTTTCGGCGGACGGCGGGGCCTACACACTGGTCGGTTCGCCGGTCACGTTCGGTCGGTCCTATAGGTTCTTTGCCAACGGCGGCGTGTTTGCACTCTCGGGAACGTCGGTTTCGTTCCTGGGCTGGCTGACACCCGCCCCGAACCCGGAAACGTGGTCCCCGGTCAGCGCAACGCCTGAAACGTGGGTTCCTGAAACAACCGTGCCGGAAGATTGGACGCCGGTTCCGGTTGTCCCGGAGGTGTGGACTTGAAACCTTTAGGCCCCGGCTCCGTCGTCGGTGACGAACTGCTGGCGACGTTGCAGGACATCGCAGCGGCCATCACCGAGATCGAAGCCCCGACCAAGCCGGTCCAGATGCCCGCCGTGCTCAACGCCGACCTACCGCCCGCCGACAACTGGCGCGGTTGCTACGTGTTCGTCACCGACAAGGACTGCATCGCCATCTCAACCGACGTGGCAGGCACCTACACATGGCTTAGGGCCGACGGGAGTGCGATCTAATGCCTTCAAGCTACACACCCCTAGGCTTTGAGCTACAGGCCGCAGGAGAGAACACGAACACATGGGGCTCGCCGCGCCTCAATAACGCCCTAGGCCGCATCGACGGCGCCATCGGCGGTTATTACTCGGTCGCCATCACCGGCAGCTACGCGCTCACCACGTCCAACAGCAGCACGGCGGACGTGGACAACACCGGACGCCGCGCGCTTCTCAAGTTCACCGGATCGCTCGCCGCTAACGCGACCATCACGGTCCCCTCGGTGGGCTTTAGCCGCCTGATCTGGAACGCGACGAACAAGGTTCTGACCTTCACCACGGGCGCCGGCAACACGGTGACGATCGACGCGGGCGACAAGACCGTTGTCTGGTGCGACGGTTCGGACTGCCACACGATCTATTTCGGGGGCTATGACCTCAAGGCTTACATCGCCGCGCAGACCGCAAGCGCGGGCGCGGTTCCGGGGACGGTCGGCCAACTCGGGAAGTTTCTGAAAGTCACCGTGGATGGCAGCGCACCGACCTGGCAGCAAATCCAGACGGCGGACATCGGCGACTTCGAAGCTGAGGTTCGCGCCAAGACCCTTGTCTATTCCCTGATCTTTGGAGGCTGACGCATGGCCCTGAACCAAAACAACGCCACCCTGCCCAAAACGCCATTCTCCCGCACGGCGGTGGCGACGGCGGCGGAGACAGCGTTCCAACTGCCGACCAACGCGGTCACGCTTCTAGCGGTGGCGGACAACACGGATGGCGCCCGCATTACCGGGCTTTACGCCATCACGCGCGCCAACCCCGGCGCAATCCAGAACTGCCAGCTCTACAAGCTGGTCGGCACCACCTACACGCTGATCGACAGCGTGACGATGGCGAACACCACGCCCTCGGCGACGGTCGCCAACGTGAAGGCGGACTTTGGCTTTTCGACCGACAACCCGCTTGAACTGAACGAGGACGAGGGCCTTGCGGTCGCCATCGGTGGCGCGGTGGCGAACGGCATCGTGTTCCGCTGCCAGGGCGGGTTCTACGCACAATGAGCCTGACCGATCCGCTTGGCGGTAGCCCCCGAAAGCTGACACCGGCCTTGGGCTTCCCGCCGCGTATCGGCGTGGTCGAGCCCTATGTGTTCCCGGCTGCGGCGTCTGCCTACAGCTTTGTCGTGCCCTACACCGGCGAATGGAAGTTTGTCGGGTGGGGGGCTGGGGGCGCGGGGACCGCTGGTTCTGGTCCAGGCGCTTCTGGCGGATATTTTGAGATTAGCCGCTCGCTTCGGCGTGGGACTGTGGTCACGATCACGGCTGGCCTCAACACGGCGGACACGTCGGTTGTGCTCCCTGGCGCTACTGCGACCGCCACGCGCGGCAACAACGCGACAGCGGGCGCCGCGACCGGCGGCGACGTGAACCTTGCGGGGACGGCGGGTCCGGGCGTGGGAAACCCCGGCACAGCGGGGCTTGGGACCGGCGGCGGCGCGGGTGGCGGCGCGGGTGGCGGTTCGGGCGCGCCGGCTAACCTGCCGTATCGCGGCGGCGAAGGCGGCCCATCGGCGGCGGTTGGCGGTGTCGGAGCGGGTGCGGGTGAGCCGGGCATCGGTAGCATTGGGGCGTCTGGCGGCCTTGTTCTAGCCGTGTTGATGTCCGCATGATTCCCGAAACCGTCTTCGCCCTCCCCATCGCCTACGCGCTCGCGGATCGGTTCGCGGGTGGCGGCTGGCCGAAGCTGGACGACCGCTTGCCGGGCCGTGGCGTGGCGTGGGCGGGCGTTGGGTGTGCGGGCCTTGGGTGGGTAGCGGCGGGGCCGTTCGGGGCGCTCCTGGCGCTTGCGTGGCTGATCTGGCGGACGCCGGCATGGGACGTCATCCCGTCCGCCTCCATGACGCCCAAGAACGGCGAAGGCTACCTGGCGACGTTCGTGCGTCATGCGCTGGTGGCCCCGCTGGTCATGCTCGCCGCCTATTGGGCCGACAAGCCGCTGATCGCGGCGGCTCCGTTCGTGGCGTTCGGGCTCGCGGCCACGATCCTGGCGGCATGGTATGGGGCCAAGGAAGCCGCAGCGATTAAGGCCGGACGGGGCATCGGCGACGAGAACGCGACCGTTGAACTCGCACGCGGTGCGGCGTTTGGAATAGCGGCGGTGATTGCGTGCGCGTTGTTCTAGAACTTCCCCCCGGCCTCAACGGCGACGACACCACGTTCGCGGCCTCGGGTCGGTGGGCGGACGGCTCAAACGTCCGGTTCCGTGAAGGCAAGTTTGAGACCATCGGCGGCTGGGAACTGCTGACCACCACGGCGCTGACGGGCGTTTGCCGGACGGTGTTTGGGTGGACCAACACAGCCGCCGAATTGAACATCGCGTTCGGGACGAACACGAAGCTACAGCTTTGGTACGACTCGACCGTGTACGACATCACGCCCTCCAGCGGCTTCACGCCGGGCGCGGCGGACGGAACGGGCGGCGCGGGCTACGGCACGGGCGCCTATAGCGTCGGGGACTATTCCGAGCCTTCCACGGCGGCTTACTACCCGCTCACATGGTCGCTGTCGGCCTGGGGGCAAAACCTGATCGCCAACCCGCGTGGTCAGACCATCTTCGCGTGGACGAACAACACCGGGACGCCTGCCGCCGCGCTCTCCAACGCCCCGGCTGAGTGCACCTACGCCCTTGTCGCCCCGACCCGGCAGGTGTTCGCGCTCGGATGCTCGGCGGAAAGCGGCGGTGTGTTCGATCCGCTGATTATCCGGCACTCGTCGGTCGGCAACAACACCGAATGGAACACGGCGGCCAACACCACGGCGCGGGAATATCGCCTGACAGGCGGCGGACGCATCGTGGCGGGCCGGGTGATGGGTCAAGCCATCCTGATCTGGACAACCGAGGGGCTTTGGCTGGCCTCTTACGTCGGCTCGCTGACGAATATCTGGTCAATCTCCAAGGTCGGCTCGCAATGCGGCCTCATTGGGCCAAATGCGGCGATTGTGGTCGGTCAACAGGCGTACTGGATCGGCCCTGACCTGCAAGTCTACACCTACGCCCTCGGCGGGGGGACGCGGGCGGTGAATTGCCCCATTTTGCGGGGCTTTTCGGACAACCTGGCCTCAGCGCAGGGTGACAAGATTGTCGCCTCCTCGAATGGGCGGTTTTCGGAGATCCGATTTGACTACCCCGACAGCCGCGACGGCAACGAAAACAGCCGCTACATCGCCGCTCACGTTCCGACGCTGAACGCGGACGGCCAATACGCGTGGTATAGGGGCAACATGGCTCGTACGGCCTTTGTGGACGCCCCGCCGCATCCGATTCCGACCTATCCGCTCGCGGTGGACGATGACGGCTATGTCTATTGGCACGACAAGGGGACCAGCGCCGATGGCGCGGCCTTTTCGTGGTACATTGAGACCGCCGACAACTACATTTCACCCGACGTCAACGCGATGGTCCGCCAGGTGCAGCCGGACTTCAAGAACCAGCAAGGCCCGGTGTTTGTGGACGTGACCACGAAGTTTGCGCCGCAAGGTGACGCCACGACGGTGACGGGCTCCGCAATGGCGCCTGGTGACCGCAAGTCGGACGTTCGGGCAACCGGAAGGGTCATTCGTGTCAAGTTCTACGGAAACTCTAGCCCCACCTTCTGCCGAGGCGGCAACCCTACCGTTGACTACACTCCAGCGGGTGGCCGTTGATTGGGGCGCGTGCCGTGATTGGCTTCTGCCCTGCATGGTGGACACGACCGAGGAAGAGGTGTTCGCCGATTTGATCGCCAACCGCGCGCAACTCTGGCGCGGTGATCGATCAGCGATGGTGTTGCAACTGATCGCCCCGCCGCCGGTTCTGCATATCTGGTTAGCGGGCGGGGATTTGGGCGACCTTCTGGCGATGCGGGCCGGGCTTGAAGCCTGGGGCCGCACGCAGGGGTGCGAAGCGGTCACGATCAACGGTCGGAACGGCTGGCGGCGGGTGTTGGCCCGGTTTGGCTATGAGCCGGACGGCGAGGAACTACGGAAGGCCCTGCGATGAAAAAAAAGACCAAGACCAAAACCACCGAGAACGCGCAACAGCAAGCGACGTTCACGCCGAACAACCCGACGTTCGTGCAGCCGGCCATCGAGAACCTTTCGACCCGGATTAGCGAGACCTTCGGCGCGGCTGATCCATCGAAGCTCGCTCCCGGCCCGACAAACCTCCAGACGCAGGCCCTTGGCGGCGCGGCGGGGCTACAGACGCCGGCAGCTTTTGGGGATGCCGAGACGGCCATCAAGCAAGGCTTGAGCGGCGGTCCTCAGTCGGTTGATCGCGTCAACATCGCCGACAGCATCGCCAGCTTTATGAACCCCTACATGAAAGACGTGGTTGACACGTCTCTGGCTGATTTCGACTTCGGCGCAGGCGTGTCGCGGGCGCAGGGCCAACTGGCGCGGGCGGGCGACGAGACCTTCGGCGGATCGTCGGGCGCATTGCAGGCGGCGTTGACCGAGGGCGAGCTAGGACGCGGACGCGGTAGCCTTTCGGCAAGCCTCCGCAGCGGCGGCTTTGACCGTGCGTCGGCATTGGCCGCGCAACAGGCGGGCCTTGATAGCGGGCGCAACCTGACGAACGCGGGCTTCCGGGAGCAGGCGCTTAACCGCAACATTCAGGGCGGGACGGCGCTTGGCAACCTGGGCGCCACACGCGGAGCGGAAGACCGCGCCAACGTGCAGACGAAGTTCGGGCTCGGCGAGGCGCAACGCCAGATCGAGAAGGAACAAGGCAACGCCAGCATTGACGCGCTCTTGAAGCAGATCAGCGCGTTCTCTGGCCTGCCGCTGGATATACTCAAGGGCTATACCACGAGCGGCACGTCCTCCAGCACCGGGACCAGCACGACGAAGCAGTCGGGCGCAACCCTGGCCGATTTCCTCAACTTCATGTCGGCTAACGCGGCGGCGGCGGCCAAGGCTTCAGGGGGCGGTTGATGCCTATTTTCGGCAAGCGGTCTCAGGCTTACGAACTGACCGGGCGCGAGCGTCCGGGCATTGGCGGTCAGGTGTTGAACCAGATCGGCATGAACCTCTTCGGCGTGGACGTGGAGGGCATGAAGCTCAACCGCGCCATGGCCGAGAAGCAACGCGAGTTCATGACGCAACTCGCTGGGCGATTGCAGGGGACCGCCCCGACCGGCCCAACCTATGCCCCGACCAACAACGATTTGACGGTCGGCCTGGGTGGCGAGGGCAACGCGTCAACGTGGTCGCCGGAAGCGTCGATCAACCCCATCCGCACCTCTGACGGCACGCCGGGGACGCCGCCGCTCAACATAAACTCACCCGAATTGGCGCTGCTCAGGATGCAGGGCGACCGACTCGGCTATGATATGAGCGGCATCACGGACGTATTGAAGGCGCAACAGCCAGATTGGAAGATTGGACCTGACGGGCGTCCGTACAACGCCAAAGCTTCTGGCGGTCTCCCCGAGCGGTTCCGCAATCCGACGAACGTCAACGGATGGGTCACGGACCTCAACAATCCGGGAAACGAGGGGCAATATTTCCCGACGCTTCCGAGTGGCGTAATCCCCAACAGCAAGGGCGGCGTTGCCAACATTGGCGGCCTGACCCCGGCGTTGCAGGAGCAATCCGAGGCCGAAACCTTGGGCCGCACGCGCGGCACGATGCTAAACGTCCCGCGCCCGCCAAGAATGGGTGGCGGCACCGGCCTAATGACCGGCGCGCAGTACCTCGGCACCGAGGGCACCCCCGGCGCGCAGTCAAGCGGCTTCGGCGTTGCGCCAGCGCCAGCGGACCAAGCCTATGACGCCGTGCTTGCGAAGGACGATGCGGCGCGATTTGAGGGCATCCTGACGGCTGCAAACACCGCCCGGTCGGTGCGATCCAATCTGATCCAGATGTCCAACCTGCTCAAGAACGTCAACACAGGCAGTCTGACGCCCGTTGGGCGCGAGATTGCTTCGGCGATGACGTCTCTCGGAATGGACGTTAACCCGGATTGGAACGCCGTGCAGGCGGCAGAGGCTATCGCCAACAAGCTGGTTCTTGACTTTGCGGGCGGTTCGCTCGGCACGGGCATTGCGACCAGTGACCGGACGTTCATCGAAAAGATGGGGCCGCAGGTCACACAGACGCCCCAAGGCCGCCAGATCATTATCGACTTCGCGATCAAAAAAGCCGACCGCGACATACAAGTCGGCCAGATGGCGCGGCAATGGCAGCAAAAGGTTGGGCGGCTGGATAGGCCCGACGTCAATGGCCGCAGCTTCTATGACTACCTCGACCAATGGGCGGAACAGAACCCCCTCGTCACGCGGGCGCCATAACCATGGAAGTCGAAGAACTGATCCGCATGACGGCGCGCAAGCATGGCGTGCCAGAAGACCTCGCCGTGCGGGTGGCGTTTCAGGAGTCGCGCCTCAATCAAGGCGCGGTGAGCCCCAAGGGCGCCATCGGCGTCATGCAGCTAATGCCCGGTACGGCGCAAGACCTTGGCGTCAACCCGCGAGACCTGCACCAGAACATTGACGGCGGGGTGCGCTATCTCGGGCAGCAGCTAAAGACGTTCGGCGACGAGCGGCTTGCGCTGGCGGCGTACAACGCGGGACCGGGTGCGGTGCAGAAGTACGGCGGGGTGCCGCCCTTCCGCGAAACGCAGGATTACGTCCGCAAGATTTCAGGGGGCGGCGACGTGCAAGCAGTCAGCGGCGCAGACATCTTCGGCATGGGTCCGGCTGGCGGACGCGGTGCGGTTGCCGGCGCTGCGGGTGTCAGCGGGGCAGACATCTTCGGCATGGGCGGCGGTGCGGCTCCGGGTGGCGCACAACCCCCGCCAGGCCGCACGCCCCCGCCTGGCGTGTTGCCGCCGCAGGGCCAAGCAACGCCCGTCCGCTCTACAAACGTCAATCCCGCGGAAGTGGCGGCGCTTGCCACGCGCCCGTCCTTTGGTCTTGGCGTTCAGAAAGGCGCTTTCACGTCGGTCGATAACGTCTCGAGCTGGCTACAATCCGCCGTCCGCAATTCCCCCGTCGCCCCCGCAATGGCGGACCAGGGAAGGGCGCTGCGGAGCATCTTGCCCGAGGGGCTGGTGGGCTTCATTGACAACCCGCAAGCCTACTATGACGAACAGAGACGCCAGGGCCGCACCCCAAGCAAGGTGGGCGAGTTCGTCGGCAATGTGGCTGGCACATCGTGGATTCCGGGCGGCCCGTTTGTTCAAGCGGGGCTAGGCGGGGCCGTTCTGTCACAAGGCGACACGCCGTTTGAGGTCGGGCGCGACGCGCTGATTTCTGGGCTTTTCGGCAAGGGCGCGGACCTTGGATTGAGCATCCTTGGGCCGCAAGCCGCAAAGCTGTTAGCCGGCAAAGCGAAGCCGGATGAGATCATGACCTTGGCCCGAAACAAGGTTCTGCAAGACGCCAGGACGGCGGGCGTCTCGTTGTCGCGCAACGACGCCGAGGTGCAGGCCGCCGAATTGGCCAAGCGCGCGCTGTATAAGGCCGTCGATGACTCGGGCTTCCGCTTCAATCAAGGCGCCGTTGATAACCTCGTGCGCGACTTTCAGGCCGAGCTTGGAAAGGTCGCCCTGAGCAAGGAAGCCAAGGCTAACGCCCAAAGCATCATCACCTACGCCAAGACCCTGAAAGACCCTTCGCTATCGCAACTGGAGAAGCTGCGCGGCGACATCTACGAGGCATTGAGCAAAAAGGGCGGCGATAACGCTGTCATTGGGGGCCAGTTCCGCCAGCGCATCGACGGCATGATTGATGCGGTGGACAACGGCCTTGTGCGGCAGGCCCGCGCCTATAATGCCAGATTCAAAAAGGCCGATAAGATCAACCGCAGTTCGCAAAGCGCGGACCTAAACGCCGAGCGAACCTATGGCGGCGACTATGGGCGCAAGCTTAAGGATCGGGTCGCCCCTCTGGTTGATCCGCTAAAACCGCAATCAAACTTCCGTGGCGGCACGCCGGACGAGATTGCGGCCCTGAACAAGCTTGCGCGCGGAACGCCGACGCAAAAGGTCGCAACCGAAATCGGCGCACTGACCGACCCGCGCCGGATGGGGGGCAAGATTCTTGCCGGCGCCCTCGGGGGCATGACGGGAACGGCTGGCATTATGTCGGGCGGCGCATCGCTTCCGCTGACGATGCTTTTGCAAGCGGCTCAGATAGGCACTGGCTTGGGCGCAACCGGACTCGCCAGCAATATCGCGCGAAACAACCTTGAAGACCTAATCAAGCTGATCACTTCTGGCGGCTCCAGACAAGCCTCGGCCCGCGTTCCAACGGCTGCAAGCCAGACGGCTCAGAAGGTGGTGCAACGGGCTCGACCGGCGGCGGTGGTGGCTGTTGCCCCCGCACTCGCCGCATCACGCGAGCCCAAAGCGCAGAATCGAAAGCCGCCAGCCAAATAACCCACATCGCGCGTCTCAGCGCGACGGCTGTTGCAGCAACGGCGGCCACCCAAAGGGCCGAACCCGGCTCAAACTCCATTTCACCAGCATAAGAGGCGGACAAGCCTATGGCAATGTCACTCGGCATCGGGATCGGGCTACCGTTCGGGGGGGCGGGGGGTGGGGCGGCTCCGACCGCGCTGCTCGTCGCGCAATTTGGAAACAGCCGCTCCATCGGTCGAGACAGCGCCTCAGGCGATGCCTGGGCGGCCAACGTGCGCGAGTGGACGCAGGCGGGCGCGCTCGCCGTGCCGGCCAACACGGTGCTCGACGTGGCCGACACCAGCGGCAACACACAGGCCACCGACCTGTCGCCCGCGCTGCCCTTTGCGGCGGACGTCAACACTCTTGCGCCGAGCGATTACGACCTGATCGTGTTCGTGGGCGAGGGGGAGGGCTCGACAGGCTGGAGCGATAGCACCTGGGATTCGGATGGTGTTCCGAACCGCCTTTCCACACTGAAGGACCGCTGGAACGCCGCCCACGCCCACCTGACGGGCCTGGGCTACACCATCGAGCCGCTGTTTTCGTTCTACATCGCCAACCCGGACACGACTTCATCGACCTTCGCGGAAATCCGCGACGATGGCGTCGAGTTCGCAACCTACATCCGGTCCAACTGCACCGGGGCGACGAGCGCGCCGGTCATCTTCGGCGGCGGACAGGCAGATGCGGAATACACCTCCACGACGTCGCCCAACGTCAACAACAACGCCGTCTTCGCCACGCTCGGCCAGATGATGAATTACGGTGAGAGCTTTAGCATCCGGGAGGATCGCTACGGCCTGGGCGGGACTTGGCCGCTCACGAACTTTGATGGCACGCATCTCTCGCGGGCGAACACTATTGTCCAAGGCCGGCTGATGTATGAGGCTTGGCAGCGGGCCAAGCTGCGGACGTCGTGGAACCCCTACAGCGGCCTTTCGTTCTTTGCGAGCCTCGACGCGGGCTACGACTTTGACATCGGCGCGGGCTACGACCTGACCGGCAATAACAACAGCCTCACGCTGCAAGGGACCAACGACCCGCTGGTCCGATACGACAGCGGTCTCGGTCGCTATGTCTTTGACCGTCCAAGCGGAACGGGGCGGGTGTGGAAGTTCCCCACCAGCGTCGTACCCCCTGCGGCGGGAAGTTACACCCGAGTTGTCCTCGTAAAGTTCGACAGCTTGTCCACGACGCAGGCGTTGCTGGAGGATCAGGACTCCACCACGACGGCGGCGGACCGCATCATCTTCCGGCACGCCCTCGGGTCCACCAACATTGTCGCGGGCAACGGTACGGCGAGCTCGGTCAATTTCCCGAACTCGCTGCTAACGGTCGGGCAGTGGGCCATGATCGCGGTGACCTACGATGCGCCGACGACGACGATGAAATTGACGCTGAACGCCGCAGTTCCAGGCAGCGGGGCTCCGACCAGTTCGGCGGTGTCGGCCAATTCGGCGCCTTATTATGGAATTCTCGGCGGGGCGTCACTGGCCGGGACTACAGCCAATCCGTTCACCGGAGATATCGCCCTGGCGATGGTGTTCGACAAGGCGCTCTCCTTGGCCGAACTCGCCGAACTTAAAACGGTGATCAACACCCGCTTTGGGCTTGCGCTGTGACCCACCAGCCCACCCACCTCGACCTTAGCCACGTCCTCGAACAGGTCCTGACCAAGCTCGGCGCGGTTGAGGCCAAGGTCGAAGCCAACGGCGAACAGACCCGCGAGGGGTTTGAACGCGTCGATAAGCGGCTGGAGGTCATAGAGGCCAAAGTCCACGCCTATGACCTCTTGAAGGCCCGGTTGATCGCCGCCGCGTCCGCCGCAGCGGTCGCCATAAGCACCGCCTTCGCCGCCTTCTGGTGGCTGATCGGGGACAAGATTTCTCACCTGCTAAAAGGTCCAACAGCCTAGCGAGGCCGACACATGCCGGCGCCTAAAAGGTCAGCGGAACAACTCGCGCTCATGCGCGAACTGGTGGAGGCCAAGCTACGCGAAGGCTTCCGCCCTATGGGAATGGCTGGGGCTGGTCCCGGCGCCATCGCGGCGGCCAGTAAGGAGGCCGTCAAGATCGGCCTCTACGGCACGACGTCCGCCTTCATTACGGCGGTTTCCAACTCGATTGACGACGTGGGCGTGGATTGGTCGCTGTACCGTCCGGCGCGGTACCATCAACCAGTACCATTGGCGGTGGTTCACAGTGCGCCCGCGCCGCCGCCTATGGAGCCCTCGGGGACGCCTCGGCGCATCCTGGCGATTGGCGACTTGCACCAGGACCCGCGCCACCCTGACCGCCTGTCAGTGATGACGTGGCTAGGTCGGATGGCGTCGGAACACCGGCCCGAGCGGATTATCCAGATCGGCGATTGGTCAACCTTTGACAGCGCCTCGGCGCACGATCCGAATGACACCCTGGCCGCCAAGATCAAGCCGACGATCCGGCAGGACCTAGAGAACCTGACCGCCTCGCATCAAGCCTTCCGGCGCGGGATGGCCGACGACTATAAGCCCAAACTCGACATCACGCTAGGGAACCACGAAAACCGTCTGGAGCGGTTCGAGAACGTGAACCCGGAAAGCGCGGGGACATACACCCTCGCGCGAGACGAGACGTTTGCGCAGTTCGGATGGCGGACCCGGCCTTATGGGGAGATGCTGTACGTCGAAGGTGTGGCCTTCACGCATCACCCGGTGAACGGGGCAGGGCGGGCGTTCGGCGGCAAGACCGGACCGCAGCGCGCGGCGAACGAGTCCACCGTGCCTGTCGTGTCAGGCCATACGCATCGCGCCCAATGGCACTCCGCCCCCAAGATCGGCCCCATCGACGTCATCAGCATGGTCGAGATCGGGTGCGCGTTGCCGTGGGGCGTGGTGGAGGGCTACGCCAAGCACAGCCTCACGGGCTGGTGGTGGGGCGCGGTCCTGATGACCGTTCAGGGCGGGACGATAAGCGACCTCAACTTCGTCTCCATGAAGTCGATCCGCGACCGATATTCGGACGCAGGCGCGGACATCGCCGCATGACCCTGAGCACACACGCAGGCAGCCTCCCGGCCCATCGCTACGTCTGGGTTGAGCCCAACGCCATCGGCGCCCACGATTGGCTTCGCGCGGTGTGGTTCGGGCTCACGTCCTGGCCGGGGCGGGCGTGGGGGTGTCATCTGCACCTTGAGTGCGGGGCGATCTATCGCAACGTGCCGCTTCACCGCCTGGCGCATTTCCAGACCGCCGCGCCATGG